TTAATGCTGCTCAAATTTCTCAAAGTATAGACGCTTTAACAGCAGCAGAAGCATATGATATTTCAATTTCAGGTTCATTTACTCTTGTAGGAAATATGACGGGAAGTGGTATATTTGCTAATGCTGCAGTAGCTAATTCAATAAGACCAAGAAATATAGCAGCAAATAAAGAATATACACTTCCTTATTTAGCAGCTACAAGTTCTGTATCTGAAATATATTATTCGGCTCTTGGACCTACTTATAATCCTGTTACTGATACTTTAAAAGCAGGTAATTTTCAAGGTACTGCGTCTTTTGTTGTATCATCATCGTATGCTACTACAGCAAGTTATGCTGCAAACGCTAATAATTCTGTTTTCACTTATGTAGGAATTGACGATGTAACATATACTTCATCATTAGCTGGTTATCCTGTAAATGCAAATACTCCTTCACAAATTTATGTTTCTCAATCTAATTTTAGATTAGCATTACAATTTGCAGCTGGAAATGATGGACAAATAATTAATTTTACACCTTACTATGAAGCATCTAATTTATTATTAAGTAATATAGATATAACATCTTCAGTAATAGTTAATGGGTTAAGTGGATCACAAGTTACTCCCGGTCCTGGTAATTCTAAAACCGCTGATAACTTATTTAATCCTGGTGTTAATAATGTAGGTAATTTAACATTCCAATACATTTCTACCCCTTCAGGATTTTTAACTCCAGGTTGGTATTTAATAAATAAAAACGCATCATAATAATTTATAATAAATGGAAAAACAAACTGTTACACCCGAAGAGTTACAAACTTTAAGAAATTTACAAACAAAAAGAGATAAACTAACAATTGATTTTGGTTATATTGAATTTCAAATTCAAGAATTAGAATTGCAAAAAGAAACATTAGTTGACCTTTTAACTCAATTAAAACAAGAAGAAATTCAAGTTAGCCAAGAGATTACAAGCAAATATGGTAAAGGATCTGTTGATTTAAGCAATGGAGAATTTACCGTTATAGATTAATTTTTGAACCCCTCTATGATATTTATCATAGAATAAAATACAATAATTAATTTAGAACATGGCTACAAATACACTAATATCTCCTGGCGTACTACAATTAGAAAACGACCAGTCTTTTGTATCACAACAACCAATAAATGTAGGAGCAGCAATTATAGGACCAACAGTTAAAGGTCCCGTAGAACAACCTACAATTGTTACTACTTGGAGTGATTACCAAAACAAGTTTGGTACTACTTTTTTAAGTGGAAGTAATGTTTACTCTTATTTTACTTCTATTGCCGCCTATAATTACTTTTTAAATGGTGGGGAAACATTATTAGTAACTAGAGTAGCAAGTGGTTCATTTACCTCTGCTTTTACCTCAGGTTCAGCAGCTAACGGTTCAGCTATTTTAAATATAAGTGGAACTTTAGCTCTTCAGTTAAAAACTATTTCTGAAGGTACTATTATGAACAGTTCTAGTTCATTAGATACTGGTGGTTCATTAGCTTCAGGATCAGTAGACAATGTTAGATGGCAGATTACTAATACAGATACTGCTTCTGGTACTTTTTCATTATTAATTAGACAAGGTAATGATACAACAAACGATCAAGTTGTGTTAGAAACTTGGACTGGATTATCAATGGACCCAACAGCTCCAAATTATGTATCTAAAGTTATTGGTGATCAATACAAATCATATAATGTAGCAGATAATCAAATTGAAGTTAACGGAACTTATCCTAATGCTTCAAGATACGTTTATGTAGCTTCAGTATTAACTCCAACTCCATTCTACTTTGACAATTCTGGTAACGCTAAGAACCAATTTACAGGTTCAATCCCAACAAATGCAAGCGGTGCCTTTACTGGAGCAACAGGTGATTTATTCTACGGTGGTAATAACAAATATTATGATGCTATTAGAAGTGGTGGTAATAATCTTCAAGGTATTAGTGCAAGCAACTATACTAATATGATTAATTTGTTAGCAAATCAGGATGATTATAGATTTAACGTATTATTAACTCCTGGTTTATTTGCTAATGAAGCTCCATTAGGTGCTTCTCAAGTAAACACTATCATTAATAACACAATGAATAGAGGTGATAATATCTACGTTACAGATTTAGTACCTTTTAGCTCAAGTATCACAGCAGTAACTTCTCAAGCAAATTCAAAAAATACTTCGTATGCTGCTTCATACTGGCCTTGGATTCAAACAGTTGATCCTAGTTCGGCTCAATTAGTATGGGTACCTGCCTCTACATTAATAGGTGGTGTTTATGCTTATAACGATAACGTAGCTGAACCTTGGTTTGCACCTGCAGGTATTAATAGAGGTGGATTAACCACAGTAGTAAGAGCTGAAAAGAAATTATCACAAGCAAACAGAGATACTTTATACACAAATAAAGTTAATCCAATTGCAACATTCCCAGGAACTGGAGTAGTAGTATATGGTCAAAAGACATTACAAACTAAAGCATCTGCTCTTGATCGTGTAAATGTTCGTCGTTTGTTAATTTCTCTTAAATCTTATATTGGTCAAATTGCTAATAACTTGGTATTTGAACAAAATACAATTGCTACAAGAAATCAATTCTTAGCTCAAGTTAACCCATACTTAGAATCAGTACAACAACGTCAAGGTTTGTATGCTTTCAAAGTAATTATGGATGATAGCAACAACACAGCTGATGTAATTGATAGAAACCAATTAGTAGGTCAAATTTACTTACAGCCAACTAAGACTGCTGAATTCGTTTACTTGAACTTCAACATCTTACCAACTGGAGCAACTTTCCCAGCATAATTTTTTAAAAGTTGAATATTTATAACAAAATAAAATAATTAAAATAAAATGGCAATCTTAGATCCAAACGAAATATTTTTCACCGCCTTTGAACCAAAACAGGCAAACCGATTTATCATGTATGTAGATGGTATTCCATCTTATATAATCAAAGCAATATCTGCTGTAACGTTCGAACAAGGTGAAGTAGTGTTAAACCATATAAACGTTTATACCAAAGTAAAAGGTAAAACTAAGTGGAACGATTTAACAATGACACTATTTGATCCTATTACCCCATCAGGTGCTCAAGCAGTAATGGAATGGGTGCGTTTACACCACGAATCAGTAACTGGTAGAGATGGTTATAGTGATTTCTATAAAAAAGATTTAACTATTGATGTATTAGGTCCAGTAGGTGATATTGTTAGTGAATGGATTATTAAAGGTGCGTTTATTAAAGGTGGTAACTTCGGTGAATATAACTGGGATACTGAAAACGCAGCTATTAACTTACAGTTAACTATAGGTATGGATTATTGTGTATTGAATTTCTAATTAATAAAAAAATCATAAAAGAGCTCGCATTTTTTGCGAGCTTCTTTTTTTTTACAATATTTATAATAAAATAGTTTATGAGCGAATTAAAGTTTCCTACAGAAATGGTTGACCTACCTTCAAAAGGTTTATTTTATCCCGAAAATCATCCCCTAGCTTCTGGTAAAATTGAAATGAAATACATGACAGCTAAGGAAGAAGATATTTTAACTAACAGAGCTTATATTGAAAAAGGAATTGTTATTGATAAATTATTACAATCATTAATTATAACTAAATTTGATTATAATGATTTACTTTTAGTAGATAAAAATGCTATTATGATTGCAGCTCGTATTTTAGGTTATGGTAAAGATTATGAATTTATGTATAAAGGAGATAAATGTTCAATTGACTTGAGTACATTAGAACCTAAAAACATAGATGAATCTTTATGGAAAAAAGGTAAAAATGAATTTTCATATACTCTTCCTTCTACAGGCCATATTTTAACTTTTAAACTATTAACTCATGGTGATGAGAAAAAAATAAGTGATGAAGTTAAAGGTCTACAAAAAATACACAAAGATTCAAATCCAGAATTAACAACTCGTTTAAAACATATTATTACATCTGTTGATGGTAATAGTGAAAGTAAAACTGTACGACAATTTGTTGATAACCTGTTGTTAGCTAGAGACGCAAGATCACTTAGGGAATATATTAGAGAAGTAACTCCTGAAATTGAAATTACCTTTGATTACGATGGAATGAATGGCGTCGAGGAGGGCGTCAACGTTCCTATTAATCTTAGCTTTTTTTGGCCTGACGCCGGAATATAGATTAACTTTATTCACCCAAATTCATGAAATGGTATTTCATGGACAAGGAGGATATGATTATTATACCATATATAATATGCCTATATGGTTACGTAATTTTACTTTTAATAAAATTAAAGAACATTACGAAAATCAAAACCAAGAACAGAAAAAAGCAGAAGCTTCTTGGACTAATAAACAAGGTATACCTAAGCCACCAGTGGCTCCAACAGGAAAA